AAATTATAGAACCCTCAGGAATATCTGCATCAATAAAGGCAAAAGTTGTAGGGTCTAACGGGTCGTAAGTTGCAGAGTCATAATCAGGATTTTCAAGACTACAAACTTTAAGAAAAACTTTAGGACAACTTCCATCATTTCCTCTACCACCTTGGTCATCTTTTATAACCGGGTTATCTCCAAGTTCTGTAGCAATTTGATTAGTTGCTATTCGCATATAGGTTCCTGCCGGTACTATAGCTTCATTGTTAGCAGCATCCACCGGAGGGGGAGTTATAAAATCTTGTGTTTTTGCTTCTTTATCTAAAACTGTAACTTCCGTACACCTTGCTTTAGGACCATTAGTATCTGCCTTTACAATAAGCTTATCTCCTGCTTCTATCTTTTGAGAATTTTCACCTTCCAATAAAAACCAAGTAGAACCTAACGTAAGGTCTTGAAAAAATAAATTTGTGTATATAACATTATAATCATCCTTATCTGCTTTAATGCACAACTTATAATATTTTGCAAACGAAGGAGGTATTTGAGTCGGAGGTATAGTTACTCTTATTGAGTTCTGACTAGTCGATTCACTACAATCTATATACTGAGTATTGTTGGGACTTACTAAAGCTGTGGTTGCTCTTGAAAATTCATCTAAATAAATTATACCTACCTCGTAACCTCTATTGCTTTTTAAACTTTTAGCATTAGCCACTTTAGTGTATTCAGCTTCAGCCAAACTAATTTCCAAATATTCATATGCTACAATTGGATTAGCCGGGTCTGTATTGTCAGTATATTGAGCTGCATTAATTTGAAGCAATAAAACTTCAGGATTGGCGGGAGCTTCTGAGCCTACAAAAAATGGCTCATTGATACCGTTTATACCACTTCCTGTTTTATCAAAATTAGTGTCTAAGGTAAGTTGCAAAGCACAGTTAAATTCATCTGTATAAGAACTGCCATTACAAGCATCTAAAAACACAGGCTCCAATAATTGTATTGCATCTAAGAACGCAGCGTCATTAATTAAATCTTGAACCGAATTATAATCCTGAGTAAAAATATAATTAAAAACAAGCTCAACATTTGTGTTTACTTGAGTTAATTGTGCTCCACTAGCATCCCAAGAGTTATGTACTAAATCTAACTCTATAGCAAGACTTGCTCCTGCAACTAATTCAACATCAGATAAGTCTAATCTTAAAATTGTATTTGGAATACTTACTGATGAACCACCTGCAATAGTGTAAGTTCCACCAAGTGTAGAAACTTCTAAAGATTCAAATTCAACAGGAGTATTAATTTGTTCGGTTGTGTATTCTAATTTTATAGCTTGTCCTTCTCTATCCACTAAATCATAACCTTCAAAATAATTCCCATACATTAAACGGTTACCCATTAAAGTTTGAGCTTTAGCTAATAACGGAACATTATCATAGGTTCTAAATATTTCATTATCAGATAAAACAGTAAAAATTTTGCTATTACTAAAGGTATATACCTCAATAGAATTATCAGGAATACCAACATCTGCTTTTATAAGTTTTTCAATAACTTTTATAGTACCGGTATTCATATCTTTAAATAATAAATCAATACCAAGGACTAAGGGTCCACCACTATGATAACTAATTTCCGCAATATTTGTAGTATTTAACATTCCTTGATTTAAAAAACTAGAAGAAGAAAACGAAAAAGGACCCGGTATAAAAGAGGGGGGACTAAATGGTGAGGTTGCAGAGTATTCGTTATCTGCATATTTATATCTGTATCCAAAACACACAAACCTATCTTCTAAGTAATTATTTTGTCCACCCGCTAAAGAGGTAATTAGTGGTGCTGTAAACGGTGGACGCTTAATAACTAAAATAGATTCTGCAGAAAATTGGTCTATAAAAGTAACACTTGGGTTATTATAGTTTCTATTTATATTTATAAATCTAGGGGGATTAAAATTGTCTGTAAAAAATAATAAGTTATCTACAAAGTCTACACCTAAAACTAATTGTCTAGGTTGAAAATTTAAAGTAGTATTTACCCCACCTCCGTCATCAATACTAATTATGTGATACTCTAAAGTTTGAGACGTGGTTTCAAAAGAAACTATCATATCACATTTACCTGTCGCTCCTTGTCCGAATGCAGGGTCGTGAACAAACCAAAACATAGTTTCTTGTTCACCTAAAGCATAAGCACCAATACAAGTTGCCTGAGAAGATAAAGCGGTTCCATTATATTGAAGAGAAGTTATTTGTTCATTCCCTTTGGAATTTTCAACCGCTCCTATTTCCGTGGTTTCAGTAGAACCCAAACGGACATTAACAGCATCTATATACTGCCCATTAGGCAAGAGTCTTTCATCAAGACCCTTATTCATTTTACCTGCTACAAAATTTCTACTTGTGGTTGCCATTCTATTTTATCCATTTATCTTTTCCTCTGAGATTCATTAATAATCTTCCGGGATGTATATTGCTTATTCTAATCTTTGCATTTCTTAGTAAAGCAGATTTCTTTTTTCTTACCCTACCAACTATGTACTCTTGTACACCTAACTTTGAGCTTAGAATAGCATACTCGATATATGCATAAATATAATCTTCAAATAATTTGTTGACACTCACTAAAGAGTCATTACCATTTTCCATACCATCGGATACATATTCGAGTATACACTTTTCGTTTGCCATTCCTGAACTAAAATTAATAACTCCACCTTTTCTGTTTATAGAAAAAGTAGGATTAGCATTTGCAGTTTCAGTATTCAATCCAAATCTTGCACCTATAGCATAATCAAAATACCAATAGCCATCGCAGCACCAACCCTCGTATCCATAAAAAATACTGTTCTTATTTAAGTAAAGGCTCTTAAGACCCGAGGTTATTCTTTCAAAATCTAAATCTGAATACTGAGGTTTTAAAATATTTCCATCTTGGTCAAATAGAATCCTACAGTCATTGTCTTGAAGATATGCATCTGCCCAATTAGTTTGAATATTTTCAGTTAATGGATATAGTATACCATTTCTAAATACTGAAATTCGTACCCAATTCACATAGTCCGGTGGTAATACAAACCTTAAGTTGTTACACACATCAAGTTCTAAAATTTTAATTTCTTTAAAAGCATCATAATTTAATTCTTGTATACCTCGTTTTGCATGAAATAATATTTTATATCTTTCTTCGTTGTTTACTAATGAATGATTGCCCGAATACATTAATAAAAAATTATTAACTATATCCTCCAAGCTAACGAATTGATATGAACCCCAATTTGCATCTTCAGGTTGGTTACCTCCGTTTTCGTAATATTGATATGGTGTTATATACATATACTATTATTTTTCTTGATTATCTTCATATTGCTCCGTAGCCTGACCAAATTGAACGGCTTGTATTTCTCTAATAGACATACCTGCAAATTGTAATATTTTCATAACTAATGACGGCTCATCATCTAAAGGTAATTCAAAATCTTGATAAGATGGATTCGATTGATTGAATACCGGCTCCCCTCCTGTCAAAGTTGTGTATGTCCATTGGGGGTCTCTTGGGTACCTAATGTATTGACACCAAATAGCATTCTGTGCTAAGTTAGCAACATCAGGTCCATAGATAATAATAATGTTCCCTTGGTCTCCAACATAAGCAGGATATGTGTCAGTAGGAGATGTAAGTAAAGAAGAACGCAGTAAAGATATCTTACTATTGGATACTTTCTCAACTACTACAAAATCACTAGATGAAACCCCTGCTACACCTAATGATGGAGAATATAATACTGTGTCAATAAAATAATAATCTGACCCTGTAGTAGCTTGACTTGGATATAGAAAAACGTTTGTCCCTACATATTGAAGGGGAAGATTTACTGCAAATAAATCTATTACTTCCTCATAACCTTTTTTAATATCAGCATACCCTGTGCCTGATAATCTTTTATTTTCTTTATTTACTTGATAATTATACTGATAAAAATAATCTTCAAAAATATCTAACTGAGCTTGTTTGGCAAATAAGTTAAAATCTTGAGGGGAAATATATCCGTAGTTATTTTTATTTAGAATAGCTAATACTGTATTTCGTACTGAGTTTATCATTAATAACTTCTTTTTTACAAAGATAAACAAAAAAAAAAGAGGGTTGAAAAAATCAACCCCCCTTCATCTAAATGTGTACCTGCACTAACTTAGTTTTTTTTCTAAGTATTCAAGTTTTTCTATTCCTTCATCTGACTTAAAGTAAGATGCAATGACGTGCATGGGGTCTTCCCCATATGGAATAGTTAATAATCTTTTCTTATTCGAAGGAAGATTAAAGTAAACATCTTTGTTTTTGTTTCTATATGCTAACATTCTTTCATCAAAAAATTGTTGAATAGTAGAATGTAATTTTAATGCAGGGTCTTCAAGAGCTTCTAAAAATTCTGCGGGATAGTTTCTCGCATAAACCAACATATCTCTTTTTAACTCTGCTGTAGACATTTTGGTAACATCACCTTTTAGGATAACCCTACCTAAAGATTCTAACTGTTCAAGCTTTAAAGTTTTAGCTGCAATTAAAGCGTCCACTTCAACATTCATTGCCTCTACTTCTTTTGCTGCATCTTTTGCCGTATCAACCTCTTCAAATTTTATTCCATTTAAAGGATGATAAGCTAAGAATTTTTGTAAAGCTTGGTTTTGTTTTCTAACCCTTAATAATCCTGACTCAAAAATAATAGGAGTAACTATAGCGTTACCATCTTGTTCATCTTTAAAAGGACTCATTTGATTAGTTGCGTATCGAATTTCTCTGTTCTCC